GGATATTGTAGTAATTCCTGGAGTTGGTGTTGATGATATAGCAACATAGCTAGATTCAATTCTTGAATTATTAAATATTTCCGTTCCAATTCCAACAGACTGAGTGCTTGATATTGACACTCGAACAGAATTTACGTTAAATTGAACAGGTGTAGAAGTGTATGGGATTAAATCAATGTTGATGTTAGATCCGGAATAATATGCATGATAAGTTCCAATTCCTAAAGCTGAATATGATTCTAGATTTGAGGTATTGAGTTGACCATACTCTTGTAGAATAATATCAGTTCCATCGTGAAGTATGGTAAGTTCATCAAATTCATGGTATAAAGAATCAGTAGATCCAATTTGAACCAAAACTTTTGATGATCTGTAAGTTGATGCAATTCCGACAACGGTTGTTGCTGATGAAGTTCCTGATGGAATACTAGTTGTTGCCGAACCAACAAATACTGAATCACCCAAATCTGTAGATCCAATAGAAGCTATTGTATCTCTAAGGTCGATAGAAACGGTATTGACATCATAATCATTAACAGAATACTTAGTTGGATAGAAGAGAAGATTTCCCTCTATTCCACTTATATTAAAGTCGAAGGAACCCATATCATGGTAACTATTAACTTCACCATATTGATTGATATAACCAATGGATCCATCATGAATAAGGGATACGATAGAAATTTGTACTTCTGATGAGAATCTTTTATCCTTAATAAATGTTAAGAATTTAAGTGATCTTGAATCTAAACTAAAAGTATCAACAACAGAGAATCTAGTTGATCTGGGATTGCTATTGAACTCATCACTAATATCGTCAATTAAAAGAACTCTATTTCCTACAGATTCAATATAATCTTGAAGGATTCTAGATCCGAAGATTATTTCATCTGACTTTATATTTCCATCAATAACAAGATTATTTTCTGTTACTAAATCATAATCATAAACACAATTTAAATCAACAAATCTAGAAAAGTCAGCAATACCAGTTACATCTCCAAGATTTTGATCCGTGTTAATACCAGATGTAGTTGGAGAAGATTCTATGATCAAATCGCTAAACTTCTTAAATCCTGCAGTATGATTGAGATTACTTACAGGGTTATTCCAAGTGTCGAAAGAAACTTGAGATCTAAGAGCGTATGAGAAATACTGGTAGTAATCATTATCAGGGACTCTTTGGAACTGATTATCAAGGAATCCTGTCTCTCTTTGCCATCCCTTTACTACTGTAGATCCTGATCCAACAATATAATTAGATTTTGTTTCAACCACATTTGAAATTAATCCTTTGGAAGTAGAAGTTCTACCAGTAATTACATTTCCAGAAACAAATGTATCAGATGTGGAAACTTTTAATGTTTCAGTAACTTCATTCCAATCAACAACAGTTCCTACAGCATCATTTGCGAATACAGATTCTCCCTTATTGAATATATTTTTCTCTAAAGAAATATCAAATATTGGGAAGTGTTTTTGTGGTACAATTCTTCCAGAAGAACTTACAAGATTAAACGTTCCTGGTACTTCTCCACCAGACAAATAATTTGACAAGTTGTAGGATACTGTAGCTCCAACTCCACCAATGTTAGGATCAGTATTTACTATTGTGAATAGTGTATAGTTATAATTTGAAGAATTATAACCTTTTGCAGTTGTTCCAACACCTACACTAGTATTCTCTACAAGAACTTTGTCTCCAATATTAAAGGGGAAGTCCTCAGGATCACTAAAACTAGAACCTAAAGTAATAACAACGTCTTTAGATGATTCAATAAATTTGATAGAACTAATACCAACACCGTTAGTATTGTTTATAGGAATGATAGTTGGAGTTACATTATTGATTGATTTTGTGTTCTTTAGAACATCAACAGTTTTATCATCGAGATTATATCTCAGATCAACATCATTTACAACTTCATTTGTCAATCCATCGATTAAAATCAAATCTGGCGCAATCAGGTAATTTCTTCCAACAGAAGATACACCAATAGACTTAATTGATGATTGTGGAATAATTCTTAATACATCAGGTAATTTTGCTGTAGGTCTTACTGAATAGTCAACAGAATAATTAAATCCAATATCGTCTATGTTTGTTTTTAAAACTTTTCCGATATTATTTGTTGATACTTCTAAAATTTCACCAGATCCAAGATCAGATGACACATTTTTGATTTGTGGTATCTTAGGTAAGTTAAGTCCAACATAATTTACCTTAATCGATGATATTTCTCCATATGCACTTGTGGAATTTGTAACATATGATACTGAAGAATTTGTTGAATCGTAACTAGTTTTTTCTGGTTTTTCAGTTATTATATAAGAGAATGTATCTGAAGTTATTCCAACAATACCATAAACACCATCATATGAACTGGAAACAATATTAATTGTATTATTTCCAAACACATCATTATCTACTATTATTTCTTTCTTTACAGAAGGAACAACATTTAGATTTGTTGGAGTTAGTCTATAATAAATTGTCCTTGGTGTAGAATCATTTAATCTCAATACTACAGTAGCAGTAGAATCAATACCGACTCTTCCATTTCTTTGAATTTCAATATTACTAGTATTAGTAAAATCAAATTGATTCTTAAATTTCGAATCAGTATAGAAATTCAGATTGAAAGCCGAATAAAGAACTCCATTATTAGTAAAAGATAATGTAGAGCTGGATACATCAAAAATTAGTGTATTTTTATTTGTAAGTTTAATTAATGGATTTACTGGAGAAATAGATCCTGAAGAAGATGAAGTGATGTTTATTTCATTTCTTTCTATTCTTGAAGAATAATAGAAACTGTCGGATAATTTAATGGTATCTTCATCTACTACTATTACATAGTAGATTGATTCATTCGATAATCCTCCAGAAGGAGATGTTGAGGTGTAAATTACTTTTTGGCTGGTATATAATCCATGATTTTGTATGGCAATTGTATTTCTAGCAACATCAACATCTGCAGCCAAGAAATTTAATTTATTGATAACTGTTCTTCTGTTATAATCATTATATGATACTGAAATTTGAGTAGAAATTCCAGAAGACACTCTTATACCAATTTCATCATTTATTTGAAGACCATGTGTTGATGAGGTAGAAACAGTTACTCTATTTTTTGAAATATTACCCAATAAGATATTTTGGTAATTAGTTGTAAAACTATGAATTTTTCCAGTTCCAACGTTTGTAAAATAAAGTAAACCTGATGAGGTTGAAACTCCTACGTAATAACCTGTAGTTCCTAATCCTACTCGATATGAGCTTATTCCTATTAAATCTGAAGTAAGTTTCGTTGCATAAACAACAGAATTTTCTGGAAGTTGATAAGATGAAACTCCATCAGTAGAAATAGATATTCTATTTCCTCCGTTGGAAGAATAAATCAATTCATCTCCAGAATTTAATTGATGATTTGGAATATAAATTGATCTTGTTGGGATAGAAATTTGTGTTACACCAACTCCGGGATTTGAAAAAAGTAATGTTGTAGTTATTCCAGGTCCAGATGTGTTTCCTAAACCAAGAGTTTCTGATGGGTCAAAATAATACTCTTTGTTTAAATTATAATCATATTCATTATCAATATTTAAATTAATATAGAATTTTCTAGTTACTTCAGTAATAGCAATACCAACGGAATAAGTTTGTATTCCTGATATACCGTCAATATTTCTGAGAACTCTTACTCTAGAAGATTTTTCATCCAGATTTAAAATCTTTACCTTTTCATTTAATACTTGATAGATATCATTTTCCTTTATAAAAGGTTCTACCAAATTACCTATTACGTTGAAATACGTTACAAGTCCAGTATAATTTGTAGACCCAATACCTGTAGATACAACAAGTTGATTAGTACTATTTGATATTGTAGATGGCTGTAAATCTTCAAAATCCGAAGTAAAAGTTACTCTGTCTCTATTGCTTAGGAAATGTGGTGAAGTTGAAAATGCAACATACTTAGTTCCATTTGTTGTAAGTGGATAAAATTCAACATTAGATGCTTCAGAGGTAGCTACACTAACAGAAGATACTTCTTTTCCTTTAATTGAAGAGACACTTGATAATGGTTTTTTGGATGAAAGATCAACATCATCAAAAATAATTTTATCATTTACCTGATAGTTCTGGCCACCTGTTAATATTCCAACCGAATTTATAGTTCCCTTTGTTACTGATTTTACATGGGAAATTTGTTCTCTTATCTCATTTGGGTTATATAAGAATACATATCCACTATTAGAATTTGTTATATTATATGGTGTTGTATTACGAATCCAATTAGTCTCATTTATATTAATATTTGTTTGATTCGATGATGTTAAGAAATTAAAACTTTCTGCTTTTGATTTATAAGTATTTCCAATAAAATATGGGAATACTGGAGATTTATAATTTTCAAAAGGACCGAAAGAATCTACTTGACCGTCATTAATAGTGGTAAAATATGCATAGGTTCCTTCTGGATATTCTGGAGTTACACAAAATCTTCCATTATGTTCATCCAAATCTCCATTACCAACAAATTCATAATCCTCAACAAAAAATCCAGCTGGATATAATGAATCACTAGGTCTATTTGGTTTCAACTTTAACTGATAACCAGAGACCATAGATTTAATAGAACCTCCAGTTATGGAAGAATATCCATATGGACCATAGATTGGATTTCCATCATAAGCCCATCCAATAATAGGAGAGTGTGCAGTTGAAACTATTTCTTTTCCGTTGAATGTCTGTAAGTCTGGTTGATAGAAAATTTGACCGTTTCTAAACCTTGTTCCAAGAACAGAAGATCTTAATTTTCTTGGTGAATATAAGTGGAAATACTCCAATCCAAATCCAGAAAGACTTTCTTCAATAATTCCATCATCAGTAGTAATTTGGTTTGTTTGAATAAATCTCTCAAACAAGTTAATATTCCAAGATTTAACATTAGATTCAAATTTAGCAGATGCTCCTGCTGGTATAACGTCAATAGTAGTATCCGAACTTGAATATCCAATACCACCAAAAACTATATTTACTGATAATAATAGTCCCTCTGAAATTACAGGAACTAATACTGCTCCAGATCCACTTCCATTAATAACTATCGTTGGTGGTGAATTGTAATTATTACCACGATCATTAACGATAACATCAACGATAGAACCGTTATTGATTATTGGAGTTATTTGAGCTCCACTTCCGTTCAATAAAACAAATTCTGGTTGTCTATTATAATTTAAAATTTCATCACTTCCAAAATTGTTACCTCCACTCTGAACGTGAACGCTTTCTATACCTCCTCTAAAAATTGGTTGAAGAGTAGCATTAAAATCTTGTCCTGTTAGCGTGGAAACTCCAATACGTCCAGATACGGATAAGGTTATTGGTTCATAGTTAAAAATATGAACTCCACTACCAGTACTAACCAAGTTTACATAATTTTTGGTTAGATAATTGATATTTTTTGCTAAGGTTGTAGAAGTTCCAACTAAAGATAATTTAAAATTATTATCATCAATTTTTGTAACATAATAAGTTGATGTTGATGATAAACCAACAACGGGATTTTCAGTGAAATCATAGGTTAAAATCTCACTATTATTATATCCATGATTTCTAATTTCAATTGTATTTGAAGCTGTGTTGATTCCAGATATAACTGCGGTTCTCTTCTTATTTTCGTAATTATTTCCAGGATTTATTACTGAAACTGATCCAATTTTTTTCTTCTTATTTGAAGATTTAAATCTTTGGATTCCATTACCATTATTTGCAATTGAAACGGTATTGACTCCTAAAACACTATCAGAATAGGTTGAATAGAGTTTAATACTATTAGAATCTACAACGGAAACAAAGTATGAAGAATTTGTAGATAATCCTCCAACTACAGTTTCTCCTTGTGGATCATAGATTACCTGCTCATAGTCTCTAAATTTATGATCCTCTACGAATGTTATTTCGTAAGTGGTCGCATTAATTGCTCCCGAATTAACATTTGCATTAAATTTGACAGAATGATCAAATGCTACTAAGTTTGCTTTTGCAGATGATAATGATCCGTTTCCTCCAGAAATTTTGATAATGGGTTCTTCCAAATAGTCAAATCCACCATCAATAATATCGATTCTTTCCAATCCACCTTTTACGTTGCAGTATGCAGTAGCGCCAGAACCTACAGTATCGGAAATCTGTAAAACTGGTGGATTAATTACGTCATAATCTGATCCGGAAGAAGTTACGGATATATTTTCTATAGGACCATAGAAGATATTACTGTCTGATTTATAATTTAATACCTCAACTCCATTTACTAAAATTCCAGTAGCTCCTGGTAAGGTTTTGTCTTCACTTTCATCATAAAGTGGAGTTGATATCTTTCTAATTAATTTTTGAGGTTCTAATGATTTAAGACTTAAAGATGCAAACTGTAAAACATTATCAGTTACTGTTCCCGATACCGTAAGTACTTTATTTGCATAAAGATTATCTCTACTTCTCGCAAGTTGAATAGTATTCTCATCTATTTTTCTTACAAAATAAAATCCATTATCTATTCCAAGATTATTGTCTGTAACTCCAGCGTAAAAAACAGCATCACCACTGTAAAATGGATGATTGTCAATATTCAAATTGTTTCCACTAAAAGTTCCAGAAAAAACTACTGATCTGTCATTTACGTTTATCTTTTGATCCAAATAAGTTGGTAAGGATGGCGAAGCAACATAAAGAGTCTCTTCGTTCTCAGAATAAACATTCTGAACATTAGTGGTAAATCTATTAAGACCTGGATAGTTTAATGAGTCAAATCTAGATAAAAGTTTTCTTACATCATAAATTTGATTTTCACTTAAAGATCCTTGACCGGAAATAGTAATTGATTTGGGGTTTCTGTACGAAACAACCTTACCAAAAACTTCAGTTCCAGGTCTTCCAAAAGATGGAAGAATTGAAACTCTATCTCCAATAACAAAAGAATGATCATCATAAAAATTGATAGCGTATGTGTTATTTGAAGAATCAAGTAATTCTACTGATTTTGTCACATACTGGGTCGATACATTAAAGAACCAGTTATTAAACTTATAATTCTTTATGTTATCGCCGAGTGTTTTTATTCTTACGGGATCACCAACTGAAAAAAGACTAGTTTCATCTTTTAATTCAAGATCTGACAATACTCCAGTAACTCTAAACTTTATAACTTGATTAGAGTCACCATATCCATAAGAAAAGACATTAGATTTGATTTCAGTTCCTTTAGGAATTTCTTGAGTGATTCCTGAACAATTTAAAAACTGTGTAAGAGTCTTATCGGTATAAGTTATTACAATTTGAGATCCATTTTGCAGATCTACAACTAATTCTCCCGACTGTGGAAATCCAACTGTAGAATCAACATCCAGAGTTGTGAAATTTGGAGAAAATCCACCAACGCTAGAATCTGTGTCGGTAATATCAGTTATCAATAAAGTTTTTGGATGAATAGAAAATTCTCCAAATATAGTTCCATCGACATCAATATCTCTTTGATATCCTATATCCAAACTTAAAATATAATATTCTTTATCCGATCTTTGAATTCTTTCTACCTGAGTTACAGTTCCTCTTGCTCTAGGTAAGAAAGAATTTTGGTCCTGATAAATCGTTCTATTTTCTAGTTGATCAATATCACCATCAATAGACTCTACAACTAAGTCTTTAGTTATCTTATATTGAGCATCAGATGGTTGAATTAAGTAATCTTGTGGTCTAATGACAGTAACATCTTGACCATAGAGAGCTCTGAATAAAATCTCAAAAGAACCCTCAGTTCCTTTTGAAGAATAAAAATCAACCGATTGTTTAATAAAGAGACTATCATTAAGTCCAGAGAGAAGAGTTCTATCTTCAAATCCTGGAGTTATTTGAGTTTTTAATTTTACGAAAAACTTTTGAAGAAAAAGAACACTCAGATTTTTTACTACTGAAGATACTACATGTTGATCTACAGAAGAATCTGAGAATATTAATTCATCAGGATTTGATGGATTTTCTAACGATGTTGTTCCACTAAATCCTCTAATACAACCTGTAAAAGAATTTTCGGTTTTACCTGTGTAAGATATGATTTCAGAATCAATTAGAATCAGACCATACGAATCTGGAAATCCTGCAGTAGAAGATACATTAATAGTAGTATCAAAAAATGATACATCTGATAAAAGAGTTGTTGAGTCAACTAAATTTGATAAGGTATCAACTTTTACATATTGATCTAGATTATTAACTAAATCGTATGCAGACCCTTGACTTTCAAGAGACAAATAGTATTGTTTTAAAAACTCAGAAACTAAAGGAAATTCTTCCCTTACAAACTCTGGAAGTTGATTTTCTACAACTGAACTGATTTTGATTCTTGTTTCTGTCATTTTATTATCTTCTTACGAGGTCTCCGTTTGAATAACTTGAAGTTACTGTATATGATGTTCCAGAGATATCAGAACCTGAGGATATTTCATCTGATACCATATTTAACACACTAGAAGATGAGTCTAATTGAAGATACAAATCTTGAAGACCAATCACATCATTTGATTGTGGGGAAGCAGAAATTTCGATAATTGGTTCTCCTCCAACATTTTTTAAAGTTGAAGTTATATTCACTGGATTTAGTATAATTTCTCCTCTTTCATAATCAATTCTACCAACGTTTCTTCTAACAACTGTTGGTGTATTTGCTGAAGTTATTGTGAAGAAAAATATGGTTCCTGTTTTTTCATCTGAATTTGGAGTGTCTGACATATAAACAGTTCCATTTACAGAGCTCACTGTAAATCCAGATGATTTAATATTATATCCACTCATTTTATTGATGTGGAATGCATTGCCATAACATATTTCATAATCAGCAAACTGATTAAGTGCTGGTTTCAAATCTCTTCTAATAATAATTTTTGTTATATTGGATGTGATTGCCACATTGCTATCATCTATCAGTTTTAAGAACTTACTGTACTTGAACCTTGCTCCATACTTATTCAGTTCAGATGAGTTTGCATATTGGTTTATATTATTTGATACTATTGTCTTAAGGTAATCTGCACTTGGAGCGGAATTAGTATTGTAGTATACAGAAGAATTGAACTCCAAATACAAATATTTTAAATCTAAAATTTCAGGAACAATACCAGCTACACTATACTTCCTTAAACTATTTTTAATATTTTCCTTAACCTGACTCGAAACAAATGCACCATTTATTGGTTTAATAGAAATGAAAACCTTTCCAAATCTAGGAGGATCTAAATCTTCTCCACCAAATACAGAAATAGACTCAGTTTCTGGATAAATGGTAGGTACAATAGTTTCATAGTCTGTTGCAGTTACAGCTCTATTTTGAGAAGAATATATTCTCGGAGCATACTTCTTAATAGAATCTATTGATTCTAGATTTTGACCACCTCTAGATTCTGTATTAGCTGTTAAAAGAGAAATTCCCGTATTAACTACACGATTATTGTTATCAACTATTCTACCGTTAAAGGTGAAAGAGGAAATACCATTTCCATCTTCGCCATTAGTGCTTACATAAGATACTTCAATAAAGTTTTGATCATCAAGACTAACTCCAAAGACCCCATCACCAAAAATGAGTTCATATCTTTGATCTTCAATTTCTTGAATGAAGAACACTCTTGAAGTTGAATCAACATCAAGAAGACTATTGGATAAAGAGAACTTACGGGTTACACTACTTGATTGGGTATTTCTTACTAAGACTGATATTGATTGAGTATCAATACCTGAGTTATCTAAAATATACTTTTGATTTGGATTATTAGAATTGACAGTAAAAGTATTTACTAAGAAAGTTCCCTCATAAACATCAATGTTTTGAAATAAAGCAATTCCGTTTACAACTGGCTTAGTAATATCTTCAGGAACTGTAAATGTATAATTTTGATCTCCGAAAGAACTGCTTGATGTGCATACAGTTCCTTTCTTAAGGGTTAAAGTCAGAGGTCTTGTTGTAAATTCAGTTGTATCTACAAAGAAAGATATATTTGCTCTTGAAGAAGTTTTTGACCGAGGAACATAACCAATGTTCCTTGCAAGAGAAACTACATTTTCTCTTAGAGTAGCACTATCAATAAAAACCTCATTACTGATCATATTTGCATTATATGAAGTAATGTAGGTATTATATGCTAATACGTCTATGATACTTGATAGATTAGATCCCTCGAAATCGTAGTCAGTAAAATTTGAATTCGATCTAAGGTAATCCTTGATCGAAGTCTTAATTTGATCGAAATCGAGATTGGTGAAATTTACTAATGCCATTATCGTGTTGGCTGTAATGCAAATGATAACTGTTGGGGTAATACGTCAATTCCAACAATATAATAATTAATAGTCACATTAAATTCATTGTTTTCATAATTAGGTGAAACATCAACGGAGATCAAATCAACTCTTGGTTCATAATTATTGATCGTATTGGTGATTTCATCTTGTATAATAGAAGCTGAAATTTCATCAATGTTTTCAAATAAAGCTCTAGAAAGTTTTGATCCAAGATTTTCGTTAAAAAATCTTTCTCCAGGTAATGTAAAGACAAGATTTCTGACTGAACGAGCAATCGCAGTCTCATTATTAATAGCAATTATGTCATTATTCAGGGGATTAACCTGAAATGACATACTAATATCTTTGAAACCTCTGCTTAGCCGTTCTACAGGCATGAAAATGTTATAAATCTATCTTATTTATTCGGGTTTTTTGAACTCATAAAGAGGTTCAGTCCCATATTCCCAGTCATCATAGTCTTCATCATTACGAATTCTCTCATGAACTTCATTTTGATGAAAAAAATCATGCTTTTTGGGTGTTAAATCATCATTTGAGATCTCTCTAAGCAGTCTCTGATCCATTTTGCTCTCCTGATTCGTTAAAATCAGAACTTTTTACGGGGTTGCTATCCCGAATTTTTGTAATCTCGTACATAAAATCGTCAGAGGTCTCAATTTTACGACGATTTTCAACAGAATATTCGGTTAAATCAATTTCATAACCTGGATTTTTTGTAATTCTATTCTTAGTCCATGCATCATCATACCATAATATCTTATTATTGGGATATGCATAGAAGTTTCCATTATCCATCTTGAAAAAGTGAGCACATTTATGCTCAGGAGTCTCACTGAAGTTAGTATTCAGAGTAGATTTTGACTCCCATGACCAATCAAGAGTGAACATGTAGGTTCCTTCATTCTTTTCTCCACGATAATTGATCAATTCAGCACGTAAGTTAGCCAATCTTGAACGAACTTGAACATCAATATAAGGAGAAAAGCAATCCCACCACATACACTCTTCTAATTTAGGTGTTGGTGTATCAGGTTTCCAACAAAACGCATGAATAGGTCTACGAGTCCAGTTCACCCCATTCTCAAGAAACGCCTCAAAGAGGGGTACATGCTTCTCTAAGGACGCTACAGAGTGTACATCACATAAAGTTACCTCACCATGTCCTTTTTTATGATTGTAGAGAAACTCATTACGAATGTAACAAGTAATTGTCGGAAGATTATGATTTAGATATGACATAAATTGATACAAAAAAAGCAGGAATTTCTTCCTGCTCTATCTATACTATTAACCTTTACCTTGTCCCCGATACCTTTTCTTACGACCATTTCGAGAAGTTGCCGAAAGAAGAGTTCGTGCAGAACGTCCTTGTCGAGTTTTCTTTGGTGAGCCTGCTTCAAATACAGTTTTATTAGATCCACCTTTAGCCATTAGATTTTCTCCAGTTCGAGTTGTTCAATATCAAAGTCCTCCTCAGTGTAATACTTAGAGGATAGTTCGTCAAGAATCTCAGTACATTCTTCGTAACTGAGGTCCTGATATATCTTACGTCCTTTGTATAAGATATTAAAAGCCATTAGATCACACGAGTTTTTTCATGTCCCACACGAATACGAGGATCACACCAAATATCAAAACCTTGTTCTTTTGCATCCAGACAGAATGATACGTCTTCACCACACATATCTTGAACTGCTCCAGATTCAAAGACTTGCATCTTAGGAGCAAACCAGGGATACTCAAGGTTTTCAAATACACCTTTCTTAATCAGAACCCAACCGAAACCAGTGTAGTCAACAGTGAAAGGCTTACGACGCTTCGAGATACCTTCTACATTCTCATGATTCATGACTCCACCATTCTTACGGAAGTCATCTTCTTCCAACCAGTGAGCTACTGATGTTGTGTGACCATCTTCAGTTGCATACCAACCAGCAACGATTTCTTTCTCTTCACCTTCTTCGTTCAGTGCAAGATCACAGAGTTGCCAGAACTTTTCTGTATTGAATACAATATCACTATCAATCCAGAGTTGATAATCATATTGCAGTTTACCATCCCAAGGAACTTGTTTCGGTCCACGAAGTACATTTGCTCCAAGAACTTTACAACGAGCAAAGTTCACCATGGAAGAATAGTCTTGAGAAATTTGAATACTCATATTGTTTTGAACAAGATCAAAACAAAGTTGAACAAATGCTTTTAAGAAAGTAAATGAGCACCCACGACCAGGAAGACAGAAGACAATTGATTTGCCTTTCATTCGTTCCTTAATCGCATCATAATCCCATTCCGTTTCTTTGGGCTTTGGTGCATTAGCCTTCAAAGTAAATCCTTTTGCCATAATTGAAATTAACCTTCAGATCAATTTTATCGTCATATTTAGTCCTTGTCAATAAGACCCCTCTAAGGAGACATTCCGGTTCACCATAAGCTCTTCATAAGATAAATCATTGACTTCATAATCAGTATGCATAATACCAACCATGTTCTTTAAGGTTCTCCAAGTAATTTCAAACTCATCTTCTTTGACCGAATGAAATAAACAACGGTCCTTTGCATAGATGTGATAAATCTTTTCCATTACTCTACTCTCCCGTAATGATCCTCTAATCGTATAATGTCATCCTCCTCACATATACCAAGCTGTGTCTCAATCACTGTAATCCCATTCTTACCAGCCTTGAGACGATGTACATCTTCCTTACCAATAAAAACACTATCACCAACTTCTAAAGTTCTTACAATATCTTCGTGTGTTAATTCTCCATCACCCTCAACAACTATCCAATACTCTTCCCTATGGAAATGATATTGGAGTGATATTGATTGATTTGGTGAAATAATAATTCTCTTGACCTTATAATCAATCTCCTCTAATAGATTCTCAAATATTCCCCATGGGCGAACCTCTGTAGTCATAAAATTTTTTCCGGACTTTTTTATCTCACAGCATTATATATCAGCACTATAAGAAACCCGACCGTACCTCCGAAGATCGTAAAGCACTGTCGAGGATATCTTATTAACCAACCTGCAAAGACGACCTTCCAGAAATGCCAATAAGGGGTTTTACGTCTTCTCATATCACCGGAATTTTTTTATCTTATGAGGTT